AAGAATGTGGACTGTGGAGTGAGAAGTATAGACTTGCTGGCAGGGTTGATTGTATTGCAGAATGGAACGGTGTTCCCTCAATCATCGACTTTAAGACCTCACGTTCTGAAAGAAAAGATGACTACAATTTTGAATATTATATGCAGGCGTCCGCTTATGCAGAAATGTTTGAAGAACGAACTGGAATTGAAATTAATCAGATTGTAATTCTAGTTGTAACAGAAGATGGACTAGTTCAAGAATTCGTAAGAGAAAAACACGACTATCTAGAACCTCTTATTGAAACCATTGATATGTTCACAGAGCAATGGGAAAAAGAAAATGAAGAAGTTGATGAAAGTCCTGCCGTTATTGGCGCTCCTGTTTAGTAGCGCCGCTTTCGCAGCACCAGAACTAAGAGAAAAACCAGTACAGTGTGGCACATTCACAGAAGTGTACAATGCATACATTGGGCCTAACAATCTAAAACCTCTGTTTACAGGGGTAGCAACTATTATGACCCATCAAGGTCAGAAAATGGTAATACCAATAGTATTCTATCTAAATTCAGATGATGGTAGATGGATGTGGATTGAAACAGATAACTCTGAAACTTGTGTTATCAACATCGGCGATGGTTTTGATCCAAACATAAATGAAGATGAATTAATGCAAATGTTAATTCCAAATAACACTTGACATTTGAATACCACTATGGTATAAATATAATACAGTTTGTTGATACAAACCGAATACTAGACAGGACGGCGGGGCAGTACCGCCCGCCTCCACCATAATTACTTGAGGACAAGTATGCTTGATAAGTTGATAGACATTTTTATTAAATGGTTCAACATAAAAACAGAACCACCAGTGAAATATCTAGGTGGTGTTGGTAAATCGAGTAATTATGATGGGGGCGAAACAGGATCGACTGATGGGAATAGGTAAGAGTAGAACTGTGGGATAGACGCCTAATAGTCTAAAAAAACTAAACGCAAACGATAACTTTGCACCTCAAGATTTTGCTTTAGCAGCATAATCGGATAGGGTTTCGGTAGGTTTCCTAGTAACAGAATAACCTACCACGTTCATCCTTAGTTAAGGACGGAAGTATGCTATAATGCAGAAGGAACGCACTCAACTGTAAAAAGGAGAGTGATATGGAACTTTGGCAATTGTGGGTGTATCGAAGATTGATACAAGAACACAAACGTAACGAACTTCTCAAACTGCTAAGATTGAAACGATAATCATGGAGTTAGTATGTACAGAGTGACAGGATATTTTAGAGAACAAAAGGTAATCAGATACTTCACTGATGTATATGATGCTATTGAGTTCAAAGATATTGTCGATGCAAACTATCCTCTGAAAGTGACATTTGAAAAAGGGGTATACCCAATGAGAAGTTTTATAGTAAACAGTTGGAATGCTGTTATGAATTCGGACTACAATCCACTTAGTGCGATTCCACACACTGGTACAAGACATATGATTATGCAAGTACTGGCGTGGATGTGGGTGATTGTATTCACAGTAGTGACAGGTACATGGGCGTGGGTAGGTGTAAACATCATTATCCATACTCTATTACTTGGTGCAATTGTGATTACTGTTGCAACATTTGAAACTGCCAAACGTAAACCAGAATTTTTTGGTGGATTTGGTAGGGCACAAGGTGGTGAACACGAATAGGGTGATGCCTTAATACATCCGTGTGGATCAACGGTTAGTCCACAATCACACAACACAGACACAGGAGAAATATTATGTCTAATAAAAACCCTTTTGAACTACGGTTCGATACTTTGCAAGTTGCAAGAGATATGCTCGATAGAGAGTATGACACTGCTCAAACAAAACTGTTTGAGATGTTGGAACAGGCAAAAGTACAACAAAAAGATTTAGATGAAGTCTTTGATAGGTATACACCACAAATGTATACACCTCAAGACATCATGGTCAAGGCAGAACAACTTTATAAGTTCGTAACTACAAAGTCGTAATGCCATTTTGCACCCAGTACTTATACGCTGGCTCTGCTCAATAAGATGGGGGGAAGAGTATTCCTTTCGCTTCCCCTCATCACTTAACAGGAGTATATTATGAATCTAGAAGAATTAGCAGTGATGACACCAAAGAAGTTTGCAATTAAGATTGAAGAGATTGTAAAAGAAGGACTTGGACAAACATCATACATGGATGCGATTTTGGATTATTGTGAGAAGAATCAAATGGAGCCTGATGCTGTTGCTCCCCTCATCTCAAAACCACTAAAAGAAAAAATCGAAGCAGATGCAAGAGAACTGAACTTCTTGCCAAGAGTAGCAACTCTACCCATCTAAGGAGTAATCCAATGGAAGGTTGGCAAGCATATCAGATGTATCTTGGTCTAAAGTTGCATTTTACGTCAGATTATGACTACACACAGTACAGTGGTAAAACTCGTGCATCCAAGGCGTCCTTTCTAAAAAGGAAAGATAGATACTTTTTTGCTAGGGTTGCACGAAAATACGAGGAACAAACACTAGAATACTTTGTTGCTAACTTTGCAAAATCACCTAAAGGGTGGTTGGGAGATTTCAAGGAAGAAAATTATCTGGAATGGTCTAAGAACAAACAATCATTGACATATAATTTTATTACAGATATGTCACTAGTTTTTTCACAAGTATCAGAATTTGATGAAATTTTCTCTTGCCAAAACGGACAACATCCTGTATTATTAAAGAACTTCCTCGCAAAGAGGATTAGTCTAGAAACGATGGTAATCCTACAGGGATTGCTCAACTACATACAACAATGGGATAAGGAATTGAAAGATGATTTAGTATATCCAGATAGTAGACGTTTAATCGTCAAGTATGGTGCATTTTTGACTTATGATAAGCATAAATGCAGATTGCAATTGCTCAAGACGGTGAAGGAGAATTTCTGATGTCAGATGAGCTTATTAGGGAAAGAGATTTCTATCGTGCAAAGTTGAAAGAGACTAACGCTCGTGTGAAATCACTAGAGTACGATAACGCTGAACTTGTGAAGCGGGATCAAGACCTAAGTAAACGACTTGCTGAAAATGCAAATCGGGGTACATATCGTCCTAGACCAAAACGGTTTAACTAGGAGATCCGTCCTGAGTATGACGGTAAACTGCTCTTTTGAATTTATTAAACAGGTGGAAAAAGAGAATGAACAACGAGAATAAGGAAGTAAAAACCATGCTGACTACAGCAAGACTAATTAGTTATTCACAACCACCAGAAGGAGAGTTATATGTCGGTAACGATGTACAGGAACTTATATCGTATTGCGCCCGTGTCTCCAATCCAGCGAACCAACAATCGCACAAAACGAGCGAAAAACTCATACGATATCTATGCAAACACCAACATTGGTCGCCATTGGAGATGGCTAGCGCTTGCATAGAGATTGAGACTACTCGTGATATTGCACACCAGATTGTGCGTCACAGAAGTTTCAGTTTTCAAGAATTTTCACAACGGTATGCAGAACCATCAGCAATGGGTGATGCATTTACCAAGAGGGAATGTAGACTACAAGATACTGAGAATCGTCAGAACTCAATTGAGATTGAAAACGATCCAGCATTGCAGTTGAATCTAAAACAACAAGAATTGATTGCAGAGTGGAATCGTAGACAGGCGGGTGTCATCAACCAATGCAGAGATGCATATCAATGGGCAGTTGACAACGGTATCGCAAAAGAACAAGCACGTGCTGTCTTGCCAGAAGGTTTGACTAAGACACGACTTTACATGAATGGTACACTACGTTCATGGATTCACTATATCGAACTGAGGAGTGCCAATGGTACTCAAAAGGAACATATGGAAGTTGCAAAACAGTGTGCGTTGGAGATCGCTAAAATCTTCCCACTGATGACGAAATTAATTTGAAAAAGTTATTGACAATCAGTGAGTTATCTAGTATTATAAATACTGTTATATTATGAATAACGTGAAACACTTAAACATACGAAAACATACGGAGAAAATATATGTCTATTTCAGCACTAAGAAACCAGAATAGTCTGGACAAACTACTTCAACAAGTCCAAAAGGATGATTCGCCTACAACCGAAAAGAAGTCCTATGTGGATGAGCGGCTCTGGAAACCTCAAGTTGACAAGTCGGGTAATGGGTACGCAGTACTACGATTCCTGCCTGCAATTGAAGGTGAGGAGATGCCTTGGGTACGAGTATGGAATCATGCTTTCCAAGGGCCTACTGGACAGTGGTATATTGAGAATTCTCTTACCACACTCAATCAGAAAGACCCAGTGAGTGAGTACAACTCGCAACTGTGGAACTCTGGTGTAGAGAGTGACAAAGAGATTGCTCGTAAACAGAAGCGAAAGTTACAATACTTTGCTAATGTGTATGTCGTTGAAGATACGATGAACCCAGAGAATACTGGTAAGGTCATGCTGTACCGTTTCGGTAAAAAGATCTTTGACAAACTTATGGAAGCAATGCAACCAGAGTTTGCTGACGAAACACCTATCAATCCATTTGATATGTGGGAAGGTGCAAACTTCAAGTTGAAAATCCGTAAGGTAGACGGTTATTGGAACTATGATAAATCAGAGTTTGACTCTGTATCACAGTTAAAGTCAACTGATGAGGAATTGGAAGCAATCTACAAGAAGGAACATTCCCTTGCAGAGTTTCTTGCCCCATCAAACTTCAAGTCCTATGACGAACTCAAAACTCGTCTGGATGCCGTTCTCTCTGGAACAGTTGCAACGAAAACTGCTGCTGCGATGGTTGAGGAAGATGAAGTACCTTTCAAACCAGATTTCAAATCTGAACCCGCTCCTGCCATGGCAACTGCCGATGCAGAAGAAGATGATGCGATGTCTTACTTTGAAAAGTTGGCGAACGAATAAGGTATACTAGTAGTTAATATCCTTGATGTGCAGTAAGTCTTTTATGTCGTAACACCACATCGAATAGACTAGGTAGTAAAAGAAGCGGGTGGAGAAGAGTGATTTTCTCCACCCTTTTCACGTTGGTATAAAACTTGCATTCAATATTTTGACATAACAGGCGTGTCAAATTACTATGGTGTCAATCCATTGACAAGGGTTAAACAAACCATAAATATTGTCGTAAGTATAAGAGGGAGTTTATCTAGAATGATAAAACAATTACTGACTACGGTACTAATACTGTTTTCGATTACTACCGTTGTCAATGCACAAACAGTTGTTGAAACAACAACTGATAGTAAATCCGATGTTACGACATCTGGAAAAACTATAGTTATTTCGCCACCACCTTCTGCGATTTCACCATCTGTAAGTTCGTCATCATCTGACTTATGTACAGTAGGAGTTGCTGGGGCGGTACAAACTCAAATTTTAGGTATCTCTACAGGCGAGGCATATAGAGATATGAACTGTGAGAGACTAAAAATCTCAAAAACGCTCTACGACATGGGCATGAAAGTTGCTGCTGTTTCGGTTCTTTGCCAAGACAGACGTACTTTTGATGCCATGCAAATGGCAGGCACCCCCTGCCCATATCTTGGCGAAATTGGTGATGCTGCAACTGATGGATGGGAAGAAAACCCACACATGAAACCAGAACCAGAAATCGTG